TGAAATCGATGGTTATGTGCAAGTCCGCTATAAACTGCCGTTACCAGTCATTCCACCTTTCTTGGTTGCAATTGGCTGTCATATCGCTCGTTATCATCTTTGTACGATGGTAGTGACTGAAAATGATCCAATCAAAATCCGCTATGACAATGCATTAAAAACGCTTAAAGCTATTTCAAAAGGTGAAATGGCTTTAGGTGGTGCGCCTGCTGGTGAGTCTGCACCTATAGAGTCTTCATCTAATAACGTCATGATTACTGTAGGTCGTAGGGATTTTGGAGGTAATGCATGGTAGACCTAGACCTTTCCATTGTTGAGCAAGGCATCAAGGATGTCTTAGCTCAACAGATCAAAGACAAAAAGTGGAATTGGATTCGAGACATCAAAACCTATGGTGGCGAGTTTGATGACGGAACACTTGCATGGGTTAAAACGTTCCCAGCAATTTGGGTGACGTTTCAAGGTTCAGGAACACCTAAAAAAATTGGTCATAGTACAACTGAGTACCCTGTGACTTTCGTTGTTTTAGTTGGTGCACGTTCTTTACGTAATGAAGAAGCACAACGTCATGGTGTGTTAAATGACATTGGCACTTATTTAATGCTCAAGCATGTGCAGAAACTTTTAATTGGCAATGACTTGTCATCGGGAAATGTCAAAGGTCTTGCTCCGCTGAGTCTTGGACGTACTAAAACCATTTTTAATGGAAAAACCCAAGGGCAATCAATCAGCGTTCTATCACAAGAATTTCACACGCAATACGTCATTGAGGCTTCAGATCGCGTGCGCGAAGAAGAAGAAACTGAAGCTGATCTCATCAAAATTAATGTCGACTATCACTTTGAGCCAGATGATGGCTTTAAAGATGAGTCTGATTTAATTGAACTAAAGGAAGTATAAGCAATGCCTATTCCTCAAATTAAAACGCCAGGTACTTATCTGGATGTAAATATCAATACTCAGCGCAGTGGTTTGCCAGCAAATACTCAAAGAGTTTTATTTATCACTAACGATGTGCAATTTCAGCCTGAAAATGGAGCTGTACCACTCGATATTTATGATAAAGCACAGGCAGATGGACTCTTTCAAAATGGATCAAATCCTAGTGAAGCTGGTCGAATGATTACTGCTGCGATTAAGACAAATCGATTTGTGAGTGTTCAGTGTTTGGGAAAGCCTCAATCGGAAGTGTAATTAGTTGTGCTGGGGCAACCTCAAGTCTTAAGTGGGCTTATGCTGTAAAAGACGAGACATCACAAGCAATTGCACTAACGACTTTAGTCGATGGAATCCAAGTCGATATTATTAACAATGCTCCAGTTTGGCTTTCTAAAGAGTTAATGAATGAGATGCCATCGGGTGAAGTTCCAGATGGCTTCTCAATAAGCAATGGTGTTTATAAGTTTACAAATAATGATTCCATACCTCATCGAATAGAGTTTGTAATTCTTAACCCTGAATTCTTTAGATCGGTTGTAAGTGATAACCCAACAGAGCTTCAGATGACACCTATAGTTGGTGAGCGCATTGGTGCTTGTCTTTCACCACAGCAAAACCAATTTATTTGTACACCAGAAACAGCATCAACTTCCGTTCAATTGTTCAAAGCTCGAGACACGCTACCATTTTTGACGTTCGCCAATGTAGCTTTCAATATTTATGAAAATGGTACAAAGGTCGCGCATGAACAAAGCCTTTTGAATGTTGCAGAAATGAGCAGTATTGGACTTGAGGTGCTTTTTTTGGATGAAACAAACCGGCTTATTAATATCTCTAGTAAGGATGGATTTAATAGCCGTGCAATTGTACTGCAACCAACAATGGCAATTATTAATGATATTGATATTTCACAAGGCGATGCTGCTGTAAAGAATGCGGACTCAATCTTTATGTGTCTTGCCAAGAAACCTACGTAAATTAAGGATTAATCGTTTATGACTACCCAAGAAATAATCGCCCCACTCGGGCACACTATTATCGCTTTATCTTCAGCTCCTGAAGATGAAGTAGGTGAAAATACAGTGCAAGCATGGATTGAACACTTAAACTCTGTAAGTGATGCAATCAACCAAAAACCAGCAATTTTAATTGTTCCATTTTCAGACGTTGATCAGGCGGAACTTTTTGCTGCCAATTCGCAGATTGAAACCTCATATCGAGTCGTATGTGTTTGTTATCATGGTGCTCATGGTTTCGAACCAGAGCTAGCTGGGGCTATGGCAGCTGCGTTGGCAAATTCAAATGATCCAGCATTGCCATTTGATGGAGTCAATCTCGGTGGTATTCCTGCTGTTGGCGATGAATATAAACTCACATTTGAACGGATTGAAGCAGCACTCAATAAAGGTGTTTGTATGATCGATACTGGAGCGGATGGGCTACCAGAAATTGTTCGTGCAGTTTCTACTTATCGAGTCAATCCAGACTCGGGTGCAGATGATGACTTGATGCTCGATATTAATGGTGCATTGATTGTTGATTACACACGTAAAGTCATTCGGACTGATTTGGCAAAGGAACGTCAGCGCAAGAACACTGCTGCCCAGCGTCGTAATGTACGTTCAATTATTCTGAGACGTTTAATTCAATTGGATGATGCGGAAATATTGCAAAACGTTCGTGCAAGAGCTGACCAGCTTACAGTTATTGAAGATGCAAATGATCGATATCGAGCAAATGCTAGAATCCCTGCGGATTGGGTGCGTGGAATGCATATTATTGATGGGACACTTGATATCTATTAAACCATTGGAATCCACTTTTGAAGGCTGCTTATGCAGCCTTTAATATTTATGGAAGTCTTTCCGCCTAATAAATAAAAATAGTTATATGCACAATAGCCTCATGATTTTATGAGGTCTATGAAAATGGCTGAAGAAGCTGTTGGCTCAATTGTAATGAGCGTAAATGGTGTTGATTATGATTGCACAAAGTTTAGTTCGACTAAATCAACGGGTAATAAACGTATTCTCACAATGAACCGAAAACTGAAAGCAAAATATAAGTCTAAGGGTATTACGGTTTATGACTTGACTTGTACTGTCGTGATTCCTACTAGCAAAGATAAGGTTGATTGGGACAATCTTGAAGATGCACGTATTTCAATTGAATCACCAGAAGGTGGTTTTCGTGAAACTTTTACTGACTGTAGTGTCACTAGCTCTGGCGATAATTACGATGTGAATGGTGAGACATTGCGTGATCTCTCGCTATTTGCAATGGATTGTTTAAAAGAAACATTTTAAGTGAGTAAATCATGGAATTAAGTATTGTAGATACTCTGCCTGTTGCACTAACAGTTATGGTAAAAGGTAAGCCACTCCGTTCAAAACAAATTGAATTTGCTGATATTAATTCGTCTGATTTGCTGAAGGCTCGCACCAAAGCGGTGGCTGGTGATTTTTTACAGATTCATGAATATTGCGCCAAGATCAAACTCATTGATGACAAAGGCAATAAACATGATGTGCCTTATGATGTATTAGCATTTACCACAAGTGCTAACCTGAAAAAACTTGAAGAGCTTGATTTTGATTTATTGGTAAAGCTTCAAGCCGAGAGTTCAGAGACCCAATCAAGTTAATAACTGCGCTTCATAATGTGGGCGTTGAATTATCAACTGCTGAACAAATGCCAGCGCACTATGCGTTGGCATTTTTGTCTGAAAAGATGGAATCTCTAAAAAAACTCAGGCATGAGCGGCAAAACAGTACTCATGCAGCCACCACAGCAGAACCATCAAATACAAAATCTTATGTAGCGACTGAACGTAAACACTCAAAACCTAAGACTGGAGATAATGAATGAGCAATAGTAACTCTACCGTTTCTTTGACACTTCAGATCAAAGGTCAGCAAGCTGGTCAGGAGATGAAGAAATTCTCAGACCAGCAGATAGCTGCAACTAAACAAATCAATCAGCAATGGGCACAGATCGGCAATGCTCAGGCGACTTCAGTAAGCAATTCTAAAAAGATTGCAGATGAGCTAACCAAGCAAGGTCAGGCTTTAGGCGGTCAAAAAAAAGAAGTTACCGCGATTGATCTAGCGCGTAAGTTAGGCATTAGAACAGAACAACAAATCAAAAATGAGATTAAACAAACTCAGAGTACATATGCCCAGCTTGGTATTTTACAACGTCAAGGTTTGGCAACAACAAAAGACATGGAGCGTGCCTATGCTTCCATGAATAGCAAGGTTGCACAATTAAACCGCGAACTTGGGAAAACAGTTGCAACCGAAAAACAAATCCAGCAAATTCAAAAAAGTAATGGTGGTGGATACAATGTTCTGCAAAGAGGCTCAGCTGCCGCAATGGGAGCTGTTGCAGGCGGTGCGATTTTCTCCAATGCTTTGCAAAAACCCCGTGATTATGATCAGCAACTAACCTACATTACTGCCACCGCTACAGGCGGTCAGAATATGGCTGTTGCGGATCGCTTGGCTGCACGTTCTCAATTGAATGATTACATTAAGTCTGCTGTTCGAGCTGGTGGTGGTACGCGAGAAGATGCAGCTGCTGCCGCAAATACGCTGATTGCTTCAGGTAAGTATGAACTGAGCAATGTTGCCCCTGCATTAAATGCAGCGGTAAAAACAGCATTTTCAACTGATGCTGCTGTAACAGATGCCGCAGCTCTGACCGTGCGAATGCAAGATTTTGGTGTAAATAATTTACAGCGTGGTCATGACATAGCCGTTCGCGGTGGTCAACTTGGTAGTTTTGAGTACAAAGACCAAGCGAAATGGTTGGCGCAGCAAATGGCTGCCGCACGTGTGTCGGGTTACAGTGGTGAAAAAGGATTCATGGAACTGGTCGCAATGAATCAAGTTGCAATGTCTACTGCTGGAACTCCTGATGAGGCTGGTAATAACTTGGTCAACTTATTGACCAAGCTCTCCAGTCGAGAATTTAGCAAAGCAATTGGTGATTCAGTTGTTCCCGTTGCTGGTGACCCAACAAAATCTGATGGTAAGAAAAAGCCAAAGCAAATTTTTGATTGGAGTACTTATTCAATCCAACAGCGTGACCAAGGCGTATATGGTGTTGAGGCATTTGTACAATTGCTTGACCGTCAGCTCGCTGGAGATAAGCAATATCAAAGATTACAGGCTATGGCAAAAAAAGGTACTTCAGCTGAGCGTAAAGCTGCAATCGAAGATATGAGCAATATTGCGATGGGTAGTCAGCTTGGTGAATTTATTGCAGATCGCCAAGCATTAATGGCTGCATTAAGTGTGGTTTATAAAAAGGATCAGTTGAATAGCATTCGCCAAGGTCTTACCACTGCTGGTGGTACAGTTGACGCTGACTCTGCAATGGTACGTCAAACGGAATGGGCAAAAGATATGGCAATGGAGCAAGAGAAACTTTTTGCTCAATCCAAAGCCTATGATGCAGTCTCTGATTCATTAAGTACTGCCAAGGATAAGATTGTTGAATGGTCGCAAGGTAATGAACAATTGGCTGCCACAACCTATGGTGCAACAGTTGCAATTGCTGGACTAGGTGCAGCAGCTGGCATTGCAGCATTGGCTGTTGGCGGTAAAGGTGTTCTAGGCGGTGCTGTTGGCGGTGCAGGTACTGTAGCTGGTGGAGCTGCGGCTGGTGGTGTAGCAAAAACTGCTGGGGTTGCAGCAGCTGGATACTTGGGATATGAGCTGTTTAAGCCACTAGATGACTTTTTCTATGGAAAAATTGCAGGCTTGTTTGGTGCTTCAGAGGATCGCCCTGATTTTATGCAAATGGCAATTGAAAAAAGCCAAGAGCAAAAAGCAGTTCTTGAACAACAAAATCAGCTCATTGAGAAACAAACTCAAATGAGTGGTGATGTGGTCAATAAACTAAATACTTTGATTTCAGTTACTCAGCAAAACAAGCCAATGATGATGGGTGGCGGTTTGATGGATCAAATCACCCAACATGCCCAAGCAGAGCAAAAACGACATGGTCTTGATTTGTTGTCTTATGGGCAAAAATAAAAGGAAGCCTTTCCGCCTAATATAAAAGCCTTACTTTTCGCACAATAAACCTCACTAAAGTGAGGTTTATTGTTATGGGCTGGAAAGACGAATTACAGGATGCGAGTTTTCGTGGAGTGCATTTTGAATGTACGACAACCAATGAGTCTGGCTCAAAATCTTTAGCTATCAAGCAAGCACCTTATTCAAATAAGGCATCAATTGAGGATATGGGGAATAACCCCCTCAAAATCAGCATTGATGCTGTCTTTACTGGTGAAAACTATAAAGTTGAAATGGACGCTCTTTGGGCAGCACTGACTGCAACAGGATCAGGCGAGCTAATCCATCCAATTCATGGTGTGATGCAGGTCAATGCCGATAATTACAATATTGTTCATAAAGCTGAAGACGTAAATACCTGCACAATAGCCATTGAGTTTATTCAAGCTGAAGACAAAGAACGTCCTTTATTTATTCCAGTTGTAGCACCTACAGCCATTGATACCAAGGCAATCACCGATACACCAGCTCGTTCGCTTCAGGCTGCATTGAATAAGCTTGAAAATACTGATCCGAATAAGTTTTTTACTATCGTCAACAACATCCGTAATGGCGTGAATACTGCGTATCAATACCTTGGTATTGTTAAAAATGCTGTTGAGTCAGCAC